CTGTGGGTCGCGGCGCTCGGCGCGATCGTTGCGAGTACCGCTGGTGTCGTCGATATGGCCGCTCATCTAATGGGGGCATGGAGGTGAGCGTCGTAATCGTCGGGCAGGATAAGGTCATGGCGGCGCTCGCTGCTCTGGGCGGTCCGGAGATGGACGCTCGCATCGGGTCCGGCCTCCAAGCATGGGGCCAGGTCATCCAGACGGCTGCCCGGCGGAACCTGGCGGACCACCACTTCACCGGGAGGGCTGAGCAGTTCACCACCGTCGAGGGTCCGGTCGTCTCCGGGTCCTCCATCGCTGTCACGATCGGTATCCACGGCGGGCTAGCCCCGGAAGGCAGACCCCTGGAGTTCGGCTGGGCATCCTCTTCGGGCAAGCAGCCGCCCAGCCAGCCGATCTACGAATGGCTTACCGGCTCCTCGGCGGGCCGGAGCGTTCTGACGGGCTTTGGCGCATCCGTCAACACCACGAAGGCGGGGTTTATCCCCGGCTCTGCCCGCCTACCAGCATCCGAGGAGTCCACTGCGCGCGGTCTCGCGTTCCTGATCGCTCGGAGCATCGGCCGGAAGGGCTACAGCTTCGGCAAGCTTTCATGGCTGTCGAAGGCCGCGTCGGACACGATCGAGGACGGCAAGGCCGCGTTCCTGCGGGTGGTCGGAAGATGACGAACATAGACCAGATCATCGACTACTCGGCCTATCGGGCGGGGCGATACGTGCCGGGGCTTGCCGCCGTCTCGGCGATGGGCAGCGAGCTTTATGCCGACCCTCTGCGACCTGGCCAGAAGATCGCCGCCTCGACAGAGTGGCCGGCCATCCCGCTCACGCATCAGAGCCTTGAGCCCTCGGCCCCAAAGCTGGACCCGTACACCCAGGACGGGGTATATGAGATCGTCTGGTCGATCCCGATGCGGCTGTGGGTCGCCAAGGCGCCGATCGATCAAATCCGCCGGCTGCTTCTGCCGTATTACATCGGCTATCTCGCGGCGTTTGGACCGGACACCCGCCTCGGCGGATTGTGTCAGAAGTCCCGCATCGCCGGGTTCGCCATTGCCAACGCCCCGAACGGAGACTGGGCCTGGCTCCAAATCATGCTCTCCGTCACCGAAGTAATCGACTTCGAGTAAAGGAGGCGCCCTATGCCCAAGGAGACATACCCCGGTCCAGGCGAGTCTGATCTAGCCGAACCCGAGACGAAAGCCACTCCCGAGACGAAAGCCACTCCCGAGACGGTCGTCTGGGTGCCCTACGTCGTGGTTCGCCCCTGGGATCACGGCACCCTCTACACGTGCTCCCTCTGCGGAAACTACCCGGACTTCCCGAGCCGCGAGGAAGCGCAACTCCACGTCGACGCTCACTCCACCACCACAGCGTAAGGAGATCCAATGGCAGCTCTCGTTCCCTACATCCCGACTGGCCCCTACGCAGGCGGTCTCTCGGGCGCATCCCCGGGTGCGTACAACTGGCCGGCTCTCGGCCAGCCCGTCGCCGCCTCGGCCAACTTCGCGTTCACGGCCTGCGCCGCTGCCGGCGACAACACCGTGCCGCTGAACGGCCCGCTGCTCCTCATCATCCTGGCGTCGGTCACCGGCACCACGACCTTCACCTCGGTCGCGGACTACTCCGGCCACGGCCGCGCCGGCGACATCACGACCTACTCCACGGCGGCGGGTCTCTACTCGTGCTTCTTCTTCCGGCCTGACGGTTGGCGGAACGCCGACGGCAACCTTCACTTCACGACCTCGGCCGTTACCGTGACGGCCGCGGCCTTCCAGATCAACGCGATCTAGGAGTAGACGATGCCGACCACCTCTTTCACCGGCCCTGGCTTCCAGTGGAAGTTCGACCTCGGGACCGGGATGTTCAGCATCCTCGCCTACAGCCGCGACATCAAAGGCCCGACGGTGTCGCGGAACATGGCGGACATCTCCAACCAGACGAGCATGACGGGCAAGGAAGTCAAGCCCGCCCTGATCGACTCCGGGACGATCACCGCCGATATCGTCTACAACCCCGGCGACCCGACGCAGAAGGCCGGTCTCGTCGCTCTCCAGCAGGGCACCGGGTCCAACGTCCAGATCTACAACAACCCGCCGATCAACACGATGTACTGGTCCGGCTTCGGCTACTTCTCCAAGTTCGAGCCGACCGCTCCGTACAACGGCGCACAGACGGCCACGGTTGAGTTCACCATCTCCGGTGGAGTCGTCCAGAATTAGGGTGATGCATGAGTATCCTTTCAGCCGCAGACATCGCCGCGGTCCAGGACCTCAAGCGCGAGACGCTCCCCGCTCCCGAGTGGGGCGGGGAGTTGCTCCTGCAAGAGCTAACCGGGCGGCAGCGGGAGCAGCTTCTCGCCTGGCTTCGCAACCTCCCGGATGACGACCCCTCCGCGGTCACGCACGGCTACCGTGAGCGAGTTCTGGCAATGTCGCTCATCAACGAGGACGGGACGCCGCTCTTTTCCGATCTCGAGGAGGGCGTCGCCGTTCTCGGGGCCAAGTCCAACCCCATGCTCGTCCGCGCGGCAGATGCCGCGTTGACGCTATCAAGTCTGATCGTCTCCGTCCCCGAGGTGGCACAGCAACTCCCAAACGGGGAGAGTCCCTCGGCTGGCTCGACCTCGCCGCGGGACTCGGCAAGACGGTCTCGGAGCTCCAAGCAACGGTAGGTAGTAACGGCTTCGTCGACTGGCTCGCCTACCAGCAAATCCGGGGGCCGATCGGCCCGGCCAGATGGGATATCTACGTGGGCATGATCCTCGCCGCTATCGCAGGGCTCGCCGGGAATGCGCGCACGCCCCTTGAGATGATGCCGAAGTGGAGCGCGGAGCCCGAAGAGACGCCCGACGTGATCTTCGCCAGGATGCAAGAGGCGTTCGAGCAATGAGCACGGTCATTGAGGATCTGATCGTCCGTCTGACCAGCGAGGGGAACCTGACCAGCACGACGGACGCTTCGACCTCGAGCGTCAATAAGCTGACGGGTGCCCTCAAGACGATGGCTTCGGCCGGGCTCGGCGCGGCCGTGGGTTTGATGATCCAGCAGGGGGCCGCGCTCGACACCGCGACCCAGAAGCTTGCCGCCGACACGGGACTCTCCGGGCAGGCCCTTGCGGACCAGGGCGCCGCCATCGACTCGATGTACAAGACCTCGTTGGAGTCGATGGACTCGATCGAGTCCTCGCTTGCGGAGGTTATCTCCGGCTTCAAGCTGACGGGTCAGGCGGCCGACGATCTGACAGCACAGTTCCTGCGGTACGAGGAGGCTACAGGGCAGAGTTCCGATGCCGTCGCGTCGATGAAGATGGTCACCGATGCATGGAACCTCACAGCCGCCCAGGAGGGCGCGCTGATGGACCAGCTGACAGCGAGCCACCAGCAGTTCGGAACCTCCGTCGGCGCCATGCAGACGGCCCTCCAGAAGATCGCCCCGGCAATGCAGGCGATGGGCATGTCGGAGAAGGACGGGGTCGACCTGCTCAACATGTTCGCCGCCGCCGGCATTGACTCGACCAAGGCGGCGATGGGACTCCAGACCGCCGTCAAGGCGCTCAAGCCCGGTGAGTCCCTCAACGACCTCATCGTTCAGATCAGCTCGATCCAGGACCCGCTCGCGCGCGCACAGGAGGCCGGAAAGGTCTTCGGCACTCGACTCGGCTCCCAGATGGCCGACGCGCTCGCGCCTGGGATCACGAGCCTCGATCAGTTCTCGACTTCCTCGCAGGACACGGTAGGAGCGACGGACAAGGCGGCGCAGGCAGTCGAAGACAGCTGGGGGAACCGCTTCACGCTCTTGATGCACCAGGCCGGCGGGACCCTGGCGACATTCGGGCAGTCGTTCGGCCCGCTGCTCATGGTCGGCGCGAATCTCCTTCCGAAGATGGCCGCCGGACTCGGGGGCCTGGCGGGTGCGATCATCCCCGTTCTGGCCGGGCAGTTGGGGATCGCAGGCGCGGCGGCGGGTACGGCGGAAGTCGAGGCCGAAGCGGGCGTTATCGCTGCGGGCGGCCCGGAGATAGCGGCCGCCGTCGCAACGACTACCCCAGAGGTGGCCGCCGCCGGTACAGCTGAGGGGGCGGCGGCGGGTGGGGCTATGGCAGGCGCGGTCGGTGCGGCGCTCATCATCGGGCTGCCGGTCGCATTCGCCGCTGGAGTGGCTG